TTCTCCGAATTATTGGTAGTTATTAAGCAGCAAATTTATCAATTTGCATTGTACAATCATAAACAGGGTGACGAATTGCTTGATATGACATATTAATTATTACATCAGAATCAACGCCTCCGGCGACAACTTCACCTGTGCTATACTTAACTCTGTGTAATGTTATGATATAAGTATTACCATCAGAGTCAGTAAGATTAAATGAAACACTTGTTTCAGTATTGTTTAAGTATTTGTTATACAAAGAAGCATCTTCAAAATAAGCAGACAACTCACCTGTAATATTCATTCGACCTAAACCAATAGCTACATTACCAAGATAGCCAATACCAGTTTGAGGCCGCAATCCAGCATCTACATTAATAGATAAGTTCTGCAGGAATGTTCCCGTGATCGGTGCTCCACCTTCCATAATGCTTCCAAGATTAGAAACAGCATTCATAACATCAGTAGTTGTAGAATCAGATGGAGCACCTGTTCCAACAGATGTAACATCAATGGCAGAATCTTTGCCCATGAAATTAAATGAACCTGTTAATATTTCATTAACAGCCATGCTCATTTCCATAGAACCAACCATCATACCAGTAAAGCTAATGTATTGGGTTATATCCGAAAAGAATTTTTCAAGAGTCCAACTATGCTGGGTTACGCCGTTGCGTAGCATCGACCCTTTAATAGTAGCAACAGACTCTATAGTCTCCCCAGTAGTAATACTAGCCACCGTTAGAACTTGTCCCGTTACGTCTGACGCTAGGTGATATCCATCGTCCGTAGTAGACCCAGTCAGCTTAAACCACTGGCCTGAAACAATATTGTGAACAACAGCAGAACCAAGCGTAACGGTATTTCCAACATCATCAAGAACAAAATCCAAATTACCAGCAGTAGTACCGGCAGTGATAATTCCATCATCATCGTCGCCAGAATCCAAGTTAGCAAACAATCCACCTAGAGCACCTTCCATATACTCATCATAAGTTCCATAAGACAATTCAAAGTTAACAGGCCCAGTTGCTTCAGCGCCTGTTTGAATCAAATCAGTAATTTGACGGTCTGAACGAATTTCATTTGATGAAGATGTCGTAATATTAAAACCAAGACCTTCGCCTGTAAAACGCATAGACTTCATAGCAGAAGCAGGAGTTACACCCCATTGCGCTTCTTTCAATGAATATAATTTTGATAAACTAGAATCAGCCATTTTTCAATCTCCTATCTATCCCAATAATAGGGAGTGGTTACATTTAATTGATACCAACCTTCGCTTTCACCAACTCTGTCGATGGAAGATGCACGACAATTGATACCATCAAATGTAGCACCGTTAAAAATACTTACAATACTTTCAGCAATATCATTACCCTCTTTGGTTCCACCACCGAGCTTTGTAAAAACTTGTATAGATATTATGCCAGGGTTTCTATATAAATTAGTAGAACCCAAACCAGCAACGCTGCTATCTGCTTCTTGGATAGTTGCTCTTATCCATGCTGCTCCAGAAACAGGATCAAATTCTTTATTTTCATAAGCAATACCAGTGTCTGTATAATTTGCCGCTAGTCTAGCAAAAACCTTTTCTCTTATTAAATCAAAGCTCATGAGTATTTAACCCTAACTTCTTCAAGAGAACGAGACAGCATTGCCCTTGGTGCATTTGTCGCGCTACCAAATTCAACAAATACAGCATACTTAACAGGATTGTTCATGAATACAGTATCGCCTAATTTCAATCCTGATATATTGCTATTAGCAATCTTTCTATTTCCGGCAGAGCTAACCTTGCCCTTTTTATTCACCTTTCCTCTTACTTCTTTAACAGGAGCATTCAAACCAAGATTCCAATTAGCTCTCAACAAACCAGTATCAACTGGATTCTTTTTAACCGTGAAGCGCAGGAGGTCAAACGACACCCTTTTGTGAAGCTTGATGGTATCTTCTTCAACAGACTTAATAAACTTCCTTAAATTTTTTCCAAAAGACATTATTTTTGAAGCTCCAATAACAGCACCCAAGTAACCGGCTCTGGCAAAGGGTCACCAGGCTTGATTCCAAGTATAACGTATGTCCTAGCATTTACTCCATTTTGATATATGTAATCATCAGTCTTTGGAGGGACAGGCAAATCTTCCGACAGCATCAAAGCAGTTCTTTTTCCACTTAAGAAATCGTCAACAGTATTCCTTTTGCTTCCATCTAAAGAAGCAGTATCAAACATTAATTTAATTTCAGTATCAACTATTACTTCTGCTTGTTTGTCCAACACAGGGTCATATGCGCCTTGGGTTTTGGTTCTATAATTAACCAGAGCAACCGCATCTCCTGCTGCTTTGAAAGCAACCCTTGCCGCTTTCTTTGCTACTGCTTGTATTCCCATTAAGACCTACCTACAGACATAGAATATTTGCTTGTTTGCATCCAAGGACGAATCGCAGATAAAATATATTGTGGAATCAAATCAGGCCTATCATTAGGATTGATCTCCAAATTAATACTTCCTAATTTTATTTTGCTAAAACCTTCTGTTCCAGCATCATTCATTCTATCTCCAACACCTAAGTGGTAAGTAAGCTCCGCTGTAGCAAGCAACAACCACTCGGGCAATAAATCTTCATCTTGAGCACGACCATCTAAATCATAAATGCCAGTACGAGGCCATGGCAATGCTTGCTCTTCTGTAGTCGGCGCACCAACCCATTTAAAATGACTCAATATTCTTGTAGCCCAAAGTATAGCAGCTTTCTTGATATCATCGTCTGTAATCTTATCCCACTCATCGTGAGATGGATGCTGATGTATGTAAACTTCAGCAGCGGCCAAATCCAAATATGAATTGGATGATACACCTTTGAGAGTAGCATCTAAAGCAATTACAGAAATAGCCATAATATAATCCTTTTAATTAACGGCCTCAATTAAGAGGCCATTGATTTATTTTTTGTTTGTATCAACAAGCAATCGTTTGGTTGCTCGATCAAAAACCTTACCATCTTGGAAGAAATGCTTCAATCCATCTGTATGGATAACCATTCCAAATTCTTTCTTTTCATCCATCAATTCGACGTCATTGCCGTCTTCATCCTTTTCAGGTTCTGGATCAGTAGGCTTTTCATAACCAAGAGCTTCAAGAATGTCTTCATTTGGCTCTTCTTTTTCCAATTCAAATCCAAGCAAAGTCTTTTTGCTTTCATCATTTAGCTTTTCAGACTTAATTGCTTCCAGAATTTCTTCTGGCTCTTTACGAGATAATGTTTTCAAATTCATTTCATTCTCCGAATGTTTTATTAATTAAAGAAAGGGGCAGAACAACTGCCCCGTTCATTTTAGCTATTTATGTAAACTTCAAACCCACCGATTGATTTTGTAGTACCAACAGTAGTTGTTGAAGCACGAACCCAGCGCTTTGTAGTACGAGCCATCTTACTGTCGCTTGTAATTGCATTAGTAAGAGTTGTCATATTAACCAAAGTAACTGGAGTTGTAAATGCTTCATCATCCGATTCTTGAATCACTACAGCAGCAGTATTATCAGCATTACCTAAAGCACCACGATAAATTGATGTGATATCCAATTCAACGTTTTCACCAATGTCAATCGCAGAGCCTACTTCATCAGCAGTAGCATCAGAAGATGCAATCAATACTGAATTAGCATCATAGCCCTGACGTTGACGGTTTAAATAATCAGACATTTTCTTAATCCTCCAAAAAGATTAAATTATACGATTGCTAAATCAGAAATTAAGCAACAGCGTTAAGTATTCCGTGAAGGCGCGCAGCGCAATCAGGAGCAGCCAAAACAATGCTCATATCCCATTCAACACGAGTACGAAGTGCTGGCTTAGATTCCATTTCACCTAAGTCATTAACAATCATACCACCAGAGTTTTGAAGACCAAAGAAATCTTGCTCGGCATCGGCACTACCCATACGTACAGCATAGATAGAAGTGGTATCAAACGTAGCGTCACCTGGGTCTTCATCGAAGCCAAGAATTTCTACATTCGCCGCATCTTTACCAATGTTCAAAATAGGAACGCCAGCATACATAGTAACTTGACGACCAAAGAAATCAACACCAGTAGAAATTTGCGAATCACCACGTAACAACTTAGTCATAAGTTGCTGACCACCTTCACCTACATAAATCGCATTAGCACCAGGAACAGCAGATAACAAGTCATCAATCATATCCTGTGTCAAAGCAGCTCCACCTGCTCCTGCTAAGATTTTTTGAGAACCAATAAGACGACGATTCAGACCATCAAATTCACGAGGGTCAGTAACGCTACTACCGTCAATTACTGATTTATTCAAAGCGCGAGATAATGCTTTGATTTTCAACGCTTCGTGAGCAGAGCGAACTTTGCCACCACGAGAACGAATAATGTGAGTATCAACATCTAACTCACCACCAGCAATCTTCAAAGACTCAACTTGAGGATTGATTACACCAGTAGATGGAGTATAGCTTTCGTTAACGCCACGGAAAGCAACACCAGGCAAAGCACCTTCCATATTATAGGTATAGGCATTACCATCTAAGTTTAAGAAATCAAGACGTTCAAGGATTGGAGAGTTCTGAGCGAACACTTCAATTACACCTGCACGTAATTGATCATTTGCGAGTTTACTTGCTTCTTCTAATAACAGTGCCATTATAATAGTCCTCCATAATAAAGCACAAAAAATTAAATGATGTTAGCTACTTTCTCTTGCATTTTGCATACGACTAACACCAAAGGCTTTTGTATCAGCAGCACCGCCACTTTTTGTTTGGGTTTGTTGTTGAGACGAAGAACCTGTAGATGGTTTGAACCAATGAGGTGAATCGTCAGCTCTCTCTGAAAGCCACTCTCCCATAGTTTGCGGTGTTTCGCCATCTTTACCATAGACAACTTCTTCACCATTATAAGGAATTGCATTTCCATCTTTTACCTTGAAGACAGTACGTCCACGCAAGATAACATCCGGTAGTGCAGATTCCTGTATTCCTGCTTTAATAGCCTCTTGAGAAAGGCTATTGTCAATTACCAATTTTGATAATTGCTTATCACTTTCAGTAAGTTTTTCATTCAGCTCACCGACAGTCTTTTCATTATCTTCACGCATCTTAGCAATACGCTTGTTTACTTCTTTATCTACAAGCTCTGCTTTTTCTTCGTCTGAAAGACCGCTTCCATTAGCATTAGCATTTGCTTCTGCCTTTTTGCGCAACTCTTCCAAACCTTCAACAGTCAAGTCGCCAAATTCTTTTAATACTTTTTCAACTGAAGATTTTTCTTCCAACAGCTTAATGTTATTTTCACGAAATTCATCCAGTCGTGCTTTAGCAACCATCCCATCAACTTGAGCATAATAGACACCGTCTTTTAATTCATACAATGCTTGTAGAGCTTCAGATAGCTCATCAAATTGATCTTTTGTTAGTTTGTGTTTCAATTTCATTTTTATTGACCTCCGGTCAGGTTATTTTTAAAGTATAATCTCTCTAACGAAGTTAGAGAGATTACTATAGTTTGTATTAAAAGTAAAGTGTTTTAGACTTTGCTTTTCATTTTCCATATTTTTTTTCAAGTTCAGCAACAGTTAATGGTCTGTTGTTAAAATTGACCATGTCTCTTGTAGTCAATTTATTTTCTTTCCACAATGCTCTTTTCTTTTCTCCAAGAACATCTATTTGTGTTTGTTTGTTTTGCTTTACTAACCAATCATTATATGACTTGTTAGCAGGTATATCTCCATCTTTGCTAAATCGTTTACTGTCAAGCTTTTTCTGTTTCTTCTTAGGAAATTGCTTGAACTCTTTTAGAGTTGGTATTTGCGTAGAGCGACAAGCCCAGTGAGCTGTTGCGCCAGGCCATTTGTATTTATGCCCAACAGGTTTATAATTCAAATCCCAAACAAGACCATCAAGAGCGCGACATATAGGAGTAGTCCGAGAGTCCAGAGCAGCAACCCATTCAATACCTTCTATGACGTCATCATTTTCTTCAAACACTCTAAGCCGTGCTTGGTTTGAGGTATTGATTACAGAAGTCCGTGCTAATGATTCGGCGTGCCTTGTCAATGTATTCATTATGCCGCCAACATATTGCCCAGTGGCAGAATTATAAGTGCCGCGTATTCTGCGAACCATATCGCCAACAGATTCACCTTTGAGCATAGCATCTCTCATCTCATTGGCAAATCTGAAGCTAGCATTACCTGCTTGCCTTGACCACCACTCGCTACTCTTTGCGCCTTGTATTAGTGTTCCTCTGGCAATTTCGTCAATAGTGCTTTGAGATATTTTATTAGACAGTATAGCATACCCAGAAGGAACATTAACAGAAGCAATAGTACCAGAAGCAGTTGTAACAGCAATGCCTTTAACATCTTCATTGACAACTCTCCTTATTGCTTTGTACGATTCCTTTATTAATTCTCTGGTACTATCTAATAGCTTAGATAGTTTTGCTTGCCTTGTACTTGCCCTGGCAGACTCTGTAGGATCAAATTCATTGATAGCAGCAACAAGACCTTTCTCAAGAGCTTTCATCTCTTTCAAAACTCTTTTGCGAGTACCGGCCTCAGCACGATTAATATCAACCGATAAGGCTAACAGCCTGTCAAATATGTCTTGTTCTAAACTTGCCATTACTAATTCCTTAGATTAATCATTTACCTTACATGGAGAAGGATTGCTTTTGAATCGAACAACCTTTATCGTTTCCATTCCTTCTATAATAGCTTTCATCAATCTGTGTCTTCCATCCATTATCTCGCCATCTTCATCAAGAATTATTGGATACGACAAATCAGCGTTCTGTATAGCAACTACATGCCCTGTAAGCTCACGCAGAGTAAGATCACTATATTTGTAATACATATTGATATGATCTAGTGGTACCTCCATGACTTCCAATTCTTTTGAAAGCTCAAACAGCCTTGGAACACTCCACTCATGATTCCCAAGCTGAGCCATTTGCTCTTTAGGAACACAAAAACTTTTTACAATACTCATTCTTCATCTCCCAAGTCAATACCATCACCGCCAAGACTAGGCTTCTGAACAACAATTCTGTCAATCTCTTCTTCAACAGTAATTCCATCTTCAATCACTTCTCCTTTCTTAAGATTGAATAAGAAAGTTTCTTGAGATATGCTTCCATTCTGTAATGCTCCTAACAAAGCTGTTATAAGCTGAGGATCAATAGTTGAATCCAACATATCTTTATTTATCTCAACAGATATTTCTCCAGATATGTTTTCCCAATCGGCAATATCCTGTAATGCTTTAGTCATAGCATCTTCGACAGCAGTAGCAATAGACACCATAACGCTTGAATCGCCTGATTTATTTATCTTGGCAGTTTCAGCCGCTTCAGCCGCCATCTTTTGATTCTGTAATAGTCTTGCGCCTAATAGAGCCATCATATCAGATTTTTCTTTAGCAGCATTTTCAAGATATGTTAAACCAGCACCAGTGAATTCCATATAGCCAGCAGTAGCATCTCTTGGAAGAGACAATATGTTTTCTGAACCTATTATAAATTCTGGCTTAGGCGGAGCACCTTCTGTTTCTGGAGCTTTCACACCGGCAAAGTCATCCATATCAACACCAGTAACATATGGAGTAGGCAATCCCGTGAAGTGTCGGCCATGTTCCAAATCAGCATATGTTCTGTAATGAGATAAGTTTACATTTACCATTCCGAGCAACGGTGGATTTACAATTGCTTCAGAAGCACCTAATGGATTTATAAATGTTTGAGGTATTTTCTTTAATGGAGTGCCACGTTTGCTTGGAGCAATCTCCTCAGATTTCCATTCATCCTTTTTATCAGTAGGCTTCCACAATCTAACCTTATAGATTCCATCTTCAAGATAAAATTCACGATAGTTTAATCTCACTACAATTTTGTATACATCATCTTTATCTCGCAGGCTTTCTGTTTCTTCAACAACAAGTAAACTAAGATGTCCATCTGCATTGTAGTCCCAGTTAACTACTCTCTCAGCAGAACAACCAACTAGATATGGAAGACCAACTCCTGTATCTGATCTATCTACATGAATGCTGTATCGACCTTTTAATGTCACTTCAGCAATGGCATTGTTTATAAAGCTGTATATATTTATTCCAGTTCCTGTCACATCACTTAACAATGGTTCCATTTTAGGTGGAACTTTGATAATAGGCAACTTACGAGACACCATTCCAGTCAACCCTTCAACTGTACGAGTTGTTGCTCCATAAAACATAGCTCTCTGCTTGTATGCTAAGTATTTTGGATCACTAGAGCTTTTCATACTTGTTAATAATGGAAGGTAGACTACACCGCGTTGTTTGACAGCATCTTCTCCGTCATTACAATCACTACACTTTGACCATTTTTCTTTCATCGCTGTATAAGTTGGATGTTCTGAATTTATTGGCATGATATTCTCCTATGCACCAAGTAGTTGTATTTTCCCAGCAGATTTTTTTCTTATTGGGAAACGATAATGAATGAAGTAGCCACCGGCATCTAATGGGTGATCCAATCCAGTAGACTTATCAGGAACACCATTTGAAGTATATATCTGTTGCTCTAATGCTTCTGTGTATTGAGGACAGGTTCTTGTATTCACTCTATAAAACTCTTTTTCAAAAGCATTATTAACAGAAGCAACTCTATTCTTAACTCTTGGATTTGAATCATTTGCTTTGACAGTAAACTTAGCATCTTTAAGCATTTGTATATCAGATTCAGTAGCTCCAGTTGAGCTAGGATTTTTGCCTGAGGCATCGGGATACACAGTTACATTATTTTCTGGATATAATTGTTTTATAGCGTTTATAATGTCTGGTGTATCCCGATAATTTATAAGTTCATTTACAGCGCACACTTCTCCATTTCTTACTATGTGTACAATGGCTGCCATATGGCGTACATTAAAATCCATACCAATATGGATAGGCTCACGCGGCTTGGCAATATAAAAAGTATCATGTTGGTCTCTATCAAATGCATAGTAGACACTACCTTCAGTAAGATTAACAAACTGCCCATTAAGATAAGCCTCAATCAATTGAGAAGGATACTGGGCTTTCAGGTCGTCAATATAATCAACAGGCAAATTCTTTTGATTTGAATAAGTAGACATTTGGATAAGTCTTGAGTTTGGCAGCTTATCCTTTACAAAGTAATTGTATGTTGCTTTGAAACCTTCTGGAGTTGTTGTTATGTATAGTTGGTTTCTGCGACCTGTTGGATTATCTTGCCTTAGACGTGCGCTTGTTTTTCTGAATACTTCTTTTGCCTTTTCCATAGCAAGAATGTCAAATTCATCCAATACAGCATCGGCGCATTCCCAACCAACAATACGTTCAGGACGTTCCATAGTACGGCAGAATATTTTACCAAGTCCACCTAGATAAACAATATGCTCACCTTTATTAATATGATATGGTATGCCCATTTTAGGCATAGCCTTTTCAATGGCAGGATAAAAGATGTCACGTATTAATGGATATGATGGAGCAAGATAAGCCTGATCAATTTGACCATTGGCCTCCATCATGTTTTGAAGTATCCGTGAAAGTCCAGCATGCGTTTTGCCTGAGCCAAATCCAGCAACGGCAGCTACATACTTTGCTTCCTTTTCTGTTAAGAAGTCATGTTGTGGTTTTGAAAAGCCAAACCTAACTTCTTCTATTAAATCTCCCATACCTCGATGTAAACCTCACCCATAGCATATTTTGGTAATTTAACCACGCGTAGGTCACCGACCTGAGAATCATCCTTCCAAAAACCGGCATGTGTCAACGAATCAAGTATTGCTTTATTATAATTATCAGCGTCAAAAATTCCATTCATTGGCGGTGCAAGTTTTATTAACATTCCAACTTCTGTTTCAATCCCATAAGCCATATCATATCTATCAATAAGCTCAATTACTTTATCTCTATATATACGACCAGCTTTTGAACGAATCATCTTGCCATGTATACAGCGATAATATTTCCCAAGCGTTGGAGGCCAAGGCAATCTGAATTCAATCATGGTCTTCAACCGGCTTTGTATGCCAAACTATTCCTGATATGACTTGTAATTTGCCGCAAACCTTACAATCAAACACTTGCTCAATCTCTTGTTTACAATACATTACATGAGTTATGTTTTCAGGTTTTGTATATTTCTTTAAATCAACTACTTGGCTCATTCTTGTAGCTCAAATATTATTTTCTTGGCTACGCCTTTTGCTGCTTCAACATCGCCTGTTTTTAAATCATAGCATAATTTAGCAGCGTCAAGTTTAGTGTTAGCTGCGACAAGATTTTCATCCATCATAGCTCCAACTTTGTCAAATATAATTCCAGTCACTTCCATTTCAGTTAAGTCATGTATCCTTTTCATAACAGCAATCTGTTCTTCATCAAGTTCTGTTTCGAGCCAAGCACCAAATACTGTCATTGCGCTTTCATAATCTCCCATTGCTGAAATCTTTTGAAAGTCCCTTAATGCTTCGCCAAGGTCTAGTGGTATTGGCAACCGTGACATTATGTCGGCTTTTGTCGCCAGCATCTTAGCAGTTTTAGTAGGAAAGAAACTCAAAATTTCCATCTCCATTTAATTTTCAAAAAGTATAATAAAATCATTTACAAAAATCTACCAGTATATAAAAAATAAAAAAATAAAAAAAAATAAAAATGTAATTTTTTTTTCTAAGTCGTTGATTCTTCTTTCCTTTCTCTTATATATACCTAAAAAAATAATAAAATAAAATAATAGAGAAGGGGTGGAGAGGGGTCGAAAATTTTATTTTTTTATTTTTTTACTTTTTACACCCTTTTCCCTTTTAAAATCAATGAGTTACCAAAAAAAATTTTTTTTTATTTTAATAAAAATATTTATTTTATTTTCCGCTAAGTTATTGATTTATATAATAAAACAGTAAAATCATCAGTTTTTGACGATAAATGACAATTTGACAAAAAATAACAAAAATGACAATTTCATTACATTACATAACAAGATTTTTTACTGCCTTTTGCTTCAACTTTCTTTAATTCCAATCCGTTGACATGTATCCAGTTATTTATTGCTCTGTTGATAACTTCAGGATTCATGTATTTTGGATTTTTGGCAAAGAACTTATGGGCTTTGATTCTACTGTGAAAATGAGTAGCGACAATTCCGCCTCTATCGTGCCAAGGCTGATAGGTATGACTAACCTTTTTAACACATCTTTCCCAAACTTCATTAATTGCATTAGTTTCACTAGTTGCTTGAGAAGTATTCAAAACATCTTCAAACAGGAACCTGCGCATCTTTAGTTGATATTCCATCAAAGGCAAAACATATTGCTCGAATTCAGTACCATCAATTTCAATTATTACTTCACCAATCTTCTTTATGACATATTTGCTAATGTCTTCGCCTTTATACATTTTCCATAAAACAGAAAAAGCTGCTATTTCAGATACTTGTTTTTCTGCGCTGCCTATAATACGCTTAAGAAACTTATATTCATCTCTTGTTACTTTGTTTCCATTTACTAATGGCAATAATGTCTCGGTTTCAAATCTATTTATTATTTCACCTTTCTTTGACGTTATCACCTTTATCTGATTGCCTTTATTTACATAAACAAATTTGAACAAGAATCTAATAAATTCCATATAATCTTCAGGAACAACAATTTCTTTATTTGACAACTCTGTACTTGCTACTTCTGGTCTATCTATGTTATCGGCATAATAATCAATCCTGTTGCCTAGGCCAATATCAATCATTCGCTGAGTCAAATTTCTTTCTATTGCTTCTGTTTGTTGTAAACGTAACATTGTATAGTTTGGATTAGGAATGTCTTCATATCTTTTGCCGCCTACAACCTTTCCGCTTATATTATGTCCATCCCATGCATTAATCTCAATACGCATAACACCTTCGGTATGTGGATTATCTGCATTTGCTACCATGTCCCAATGCCCAGATGCTTCTGTATTGAGAATCAATCCGCCTTTTACATTTTCTTCAAATCCCAACGCTTTCAAGTATGTTGTATCTGCAGTTACATTCTCGTAAATAGGGCTAATCAGATTAAAACCGAGTTTGTCTGATTCTGTCGCTCCTTCTTTCCATGCTCTTTTTATTGTTGTTGATATTTTCTCAATTGGCTCAGATGTATTACTATCTTTACCAACGCCTGAACTTGAGATTATCTGCATATTGAGGTTTATCCCACGGCCACGAACAGTACGGAACACGCTACCAAGCATAACACTATGGAAACCAAAACAAGCAGGTATGTAAATTTCGTCAATTACTTGATAAATACAACCTTCAAACGTATTAAATATCATCGGCCAAGGTTCTGGCCAATCTCTTACAAAGCTGGTATCAAAATGAGGAGGGTTTTTTGCCTTGCTTCCTGTTTCTGTTGTATGAAATTCCGTTGTTGTTTCTGAGTTCTTTTTTAATACAGCTGTATCTACCGACTCTTTGTGTTGTCTATCTGATACTTCTGGGAATAAGTTTGTTAT